CTTCCCAAGGTCTTGCGTGTTGATTTTTTCCTTTCAATCTCTATATATAATATGCTTTTTTGCTATCTATTCCTTTCCAGTTTAAACGAAAATGTTTTTTTGATACCTTGACACAACTTTAATTTTTTCGTTTCTTAAATCGCATTGTATCGCTCCGAGAATTGACACAAAAAAATCCGATATTGTGGTATCGGTTTTGTGATTCTCTTTTGAGATACAAAAAACCGACATCCACGCCCTGTTCGTGTTTGTCGGCTGTTTGATTTTTGGCTTTTCAGTGGCAGTGTTCGCCAGTGGTGTCCCCGCAATAATTGCATGGGAATAACCTTTCGCCTTTTTTCTTATTGCCTTTTTTTGCCTCAAATAGCAACGCTCCACCGTCCTCTATACTTGAAAACACAAGAAGACTATCGGGAGTGTATACAATCGCATAGTCTTTTTTTGTCCTTTCACTCTGCAGGTCTATATGGATATAATCGTTTCCACCTTGCCCTTTGCTCGCTCTTTCGCTTGTTGTTGTTGCGTATAGTTTCATATTTTTGATGGTTATTTTTAGGCGTACCAGGAACAAAAGTGCTTTTTACTCCATTCTGTTTTATCCAGCCAAGAATAAGAATTCAGTTTGAAAGAACGCTTGACGATGGGCTCACCTATAAAGTCATCTTTAATCGGGGATACATAGTCACTCATCCCACCACTCGGGGCTTGTCCGTGGTATTCTCTTTTTATCTCTCGGATGGTAAACGTCTTCCCTTTTGTTTCTACAACTTGATAGAAATCGACGTTTGTTTGCTCCCATCCCCAAGATGAATAGAGAACATCCCCCACTTTTACGTCAAGGATTTCTTTTTTTCGTTCTTCTTTTCGTTCTTGTTTGCGTTCGTGCCACGCCATTGCGTTTTTTATGGATTCCTTTATTTTATCAAACATTCTTTCTTCCGTTTGAAAATAAAGCCACCACGTTGCTTTTGAGCGTTTCCCGTTAAAAAATTTAGCCGCTTTTCTCTCTCTATTTACATAGCAAGCGAAAAGATTTTCAGGATAGTCTCCTAATTCTGGCACAAATTGCACATAGCCATCAGGTATAATTCTTTCCATATTTAGATATTTAATTTTTAAAGAACGTACAGGGTGGGATTTACTCCCACGTTCTGGGCTTGCGCCTTATATTGCCCCCATAAAGGGGCAAGGAAAGGGGAAAGATTTAAACGGAAACAAGTTTATACATTATATATTTTTCACCGTCTACTTTCCATATTGATTTTTTTCCGTATTCTATTCTATACCCTTTTTTTCTTTCAGTTTCCTCTACACTTTGCACCACCTTTAAACCAAACTTTTTAATTTCCTTTTTCCTGTTATCCATATTTTTTTTCTTAATTATTACGGCTTGTGCCTTATACCCTCCCCATAAAGGAAGGGAAAAGATTCACGCCTTTGATTCTTCGCTATACCCCAAGACCTCTTGAGCGTACCCGTTCGCTTTGAGTGAAAGAGTACAGGCCGACTTGTATGCTCCCATTGTCTTGTACTCCTTGCCCTCTACTGCTTTTTTTGGGCGGATCCACCAATTTTCCGAAAAGTCCCCTATTTTCGCATCTTGTTTCCTATCCCCAATATTCCGTGTCTGTATATGTGCCTCGTTTACTTTTCCGTCTTTTGTTATATATTGCACGTATATAAAAAGGGGAAGATTTTCTATTTTCATACTTTTAAAGTTTATTTTTTATACCTTCTTAAAAACTCCACACAAACACCACACACCGCATCCAATAAAGCCTTTTTTATTTCCCTTTTTCTCAATTCTCTCTCCACTCTCCGATCACCGGCGCGACCCTTCCACAAGTAAACCGTTTGTCTCATATATTTTTTTTATTTTTGCGAAATCTGATAAAATCCCTCCGTGTATACTCCGTTCTGCTTGTCGTCTTGCTCGTATTCTTTCAGCGCCTGTTCTGCTTCTCGCAATGTATCGAATGTGTCAATGACATTCCCCGCTTCGCTGTCTTGGATTGAGTATTTGCCCATATATTTTTTTTACTTGTTAATTTAGGTGGAAAGGGGATTTTTATCTGACGGGACAATAATAATGTGTTCCCCGATTGCGTCCCCTTTTCTCACCAGCAACACCCCTATTATACACCCTGATGTCTGGCTTGTCAAGTATCAGGCAAGAAAGAGCCATACAAAGCCAAAAAATACTATTGAAAGCAAGCGACAAGAAAAATGGATAGGGAAAAGGTGAAATATATGGAACAAGAAGAGAGTGAAGAGTACTCTCATCTCTCCATCTTTCCTCCTCTCTCAAAAGTTTCAAACCCCTCACTCACTCAAAAAAAAGAAACAAATCTACAAATGACACGTTTCACAACATGTGTCAAGTGTAGAGTGTTTCTCGTAAGGAGTAGGAGAGGGGGGGGGAGTGATACGAGTATGAGTAAGTGAAAGTGTATTACCCCCCTCCTAATCACAGAATTTTTCAAACTGAGTAAATTCAAGTTGTCTAAAAATTTTTACAGAATTTTTTAGGAATAGTAAAAGAGACACTTGTTAGGTGTCTCTTGGAGAGTTATCTCATCGCTACTCGAGTTAGGTCTTGACGGCATCGCTTAATTATACACAATTTTAGAATGTTTGCAAGTTTCCTTTATTTAAGAGAATAATCGAGGGTTGTGGAATATGGTATCGTGGAAGTTTTGATTGATTTTGTACTTTTGTTGTTTCTTTTCTGTTCTGCACTCTTTGCAGTAGATGTGGTACTTTGGTGTGCTTTTGTTTGTTGTGAAGTGTTGTGAGTCTTTCTCTTGGTGGCAGTTTGGACAGTGCATAGAGGTTTTAGTTTCTTTTATTGTAGTCTTTTTAGGAGGACTTGACAAGAAATGTAGTTGTGCTATGATGTGGGTACAAATACCGATTGGAAGCGGTAATAAAGGACTAGGGTAGGGATAAGCGACATTGAATGGTCTATGTCTTGTCAGTATCTACTACCCGTATTTACTTCCAAGGCAAGATATATACCATTGAGTGCCGTTTTTTTTATTCAGGTTTCCGATTCGTCAGTCCCCTTTAATGACTGAGAACCTCATTGAGTACAATACAAATCCGAGCAACGGCATTTCCGAAAGGATTTCACGACTCGGCTCCAATTTGTACTTAATATGGATATGCTGTCTAACCTACTGAGTCCCCCGTAGTATTCTCTCACGAGAAGAAAGGTAAAAGGTATACTAACCAGTTTGAACATTAAAAAACCAGTACCTGAATAGTGCTGAATATGAGGGATGACAAGGACGGAATAGTGCATTGGAGATAGGTTAAGTATTACTATAGTACTACACGTATAAAATTATGGAGGAAACAAAAGAAAAAACGAGAGGTTACTATAATGTGAAACAGTTCAGATTGAATGAAACTGTGTATGAAGAATTGAAACAAAAAAAAGGAGACAGGACGTGGAATTTATTCTTCAAAGATTTACTACAAAAATATGGAGTACAAGAAAGCAATTTCTGATAAAGGGTTAATGAAAAAGTATTATCAGAAAAATCATAAAAGCAAAAAAAGGAATATAAGCAAAAGACCACTGAGATACAAAGATTACATTATTAGCAAATACTGGACGCAACAAAGAAACTATAATATTGAGTTTTTCGGAGGGAAGTGTGCCCTGTGTAATAGAAAAGCACAAACATCACACCACCGTTCTTATAAATTTAAAGACGATAGGGAAAATAAAGATTTGGTCGCATTGTGCTGGCAATGTCATACACTATTCCACGATAATTACGAATATCACAGTGATGGGTACTTCTTGAAGAAATAAATACTGGTAAAAAGCATACTCAAAAGGTATGTTTTTTTAACACTTGCATACATTTCAAGAATATGTTATAACATTGGTATGAAACTAAAAATACGAAAGATTGGAAATTCAAAGGGAGTTTTGCTTCCAAAGAAGGTTGTTGCTCCTTACGAAGAGAAAGGGGTTATTGACCTTGAAGTAGTAGATAATAAATCAGATGACAGCCGACGTAGCTCAACGGTAGAGCGTTCGCTTTGTAGGCGAGGGGTTACGGGTTCAAGTCCTGTCGTCGGCTCATAATGCTATGAAGAAACTACAACGAAGGGCTGGTGGAAGACCCAGAGGAATCCCTTGCAAATGGAAAGGACAAAAGTTACCTTGGAAAAGGAAAAAGATAAATCCCAGGAGAAGAGTATTTACCGATAAAATGAAAAAGTGGGCAGATATATATATGGAAACAGGAAGTCTTCAAAAAGCGTCCATAGAGGCGTATAACATCGATATGACGGACGAGCAGAAGGGCAAGGACTATGCCAATTCTTTGGCTTGCGTCAATAGAAAGAAACCGGAAATAATGCGGTATATCGAGAGCGTTACCCAGAGAGCCGCCAAGACAGTGGTGTTCCTGTGCGAAAATGCCGAGAATGAATCAATCCGTCTAAGAGCGGCACAGGATATTCTTGACAGAGTAGGATTCAAACCTACCGAGAGACTTGAAATTGACGACAAACGAGAACTCAATGACGAGGACTACGAGGCTATCAGACGTGTTCAAAGTATCCTCAAAGGCGTTAAAATAGAGGAAATTAAGCCTGTTGAAATAAAAGAAGCAGAAACCTATGATAACAAACAAGAAAATTGATTCTTTTCTCTTGTCAGTAGTACAAAGATTGAAAGAAAATGGAATAGAACTGGAAAATTCAGAATGGAGGAAAAGAACACAGAATAACGAAAATTATGTTGATTTTTACTATTACAGAAACGGAAAAACATACGGAGGAGGATTTATTGAAAGGGAATTTACAGAGGATAATTTTGAAAAAATGCGTGAGTACACTATAAATTCTCTTATGAGAATCCTATGATGACTAACGAAAAACTAGGAGAAGCATTGAGCCTACTCGCTGATTTATCACCAGAAGCAAGGGTTGAGATGATTCGTACTTCCGAGTATGCAGAGGAACTCTTTATGGGGTACTATTTCCCCCATTATATTAAGTGTCCCTTCGCTCCGTTTCATTTTGAGATGTTTCAGGATTGGAGAGATTTACAGAGCGGTAAGATTCGAGAGTTGGCTTGGATTATGTTTCGAGAGTCGGCAAAACGCCAGCCGTTGTATTCAAAGGTATTTACTCCTAATGGAGTTACAACGATTGGAGAATTGAGTGTCGGTGATTTTGTTATTGGTTCTGATGGAAAGAAAACAAAGGTAGAATTTTTATCAGAAATAGTTAAGAGACCGACATTTAAGTTAACCCTTGAAGATGGAAGTAGTACAGAATGTGATGGAGACCATTTATGGACAGTAAGAAGACAATGTCGTGTTTTAAATAAAAAACATAAGTATAAAACACTATCTACGAAAGAATTGATAGATTCTGGTTTATTTTACACGAGAAAACCCGATTATAGAAACAACAAAAATGAAGGAAGAACTTATCTTGATTATAAATTTTCAATAGAAAAAGTTAAACCTGTCGAGTTTGAAAAGAGAGAATTAAAAGTAGACCCATATTTCTTAGGCGTTTGGCTTGGTGATGGAACAACAGAAAATGTATCTGTTTCAAATCCTGAAATTGAAATAGAGAAATATTTAGAAGAATATGCAGATAAGCTGGGTCTTTCTCTAAAATCTGTAAATCAGAGAGGATGCAAAAAATTATCGATAACTGGAAGGAAAGGAGTTGATAGAGAAATTTCGTTAACAAAAATGCTGAGAGAAATTGGCGTTCTTGGAAACAAACATATCCCCGATGATTACCTGTATTCCTCGATAGAGGATAGAAGATGTCTATTGGAAGGTCTAATGGATACAGACGGAACTGTAGATGGGACTCCAAGTTTTACCAACACAAATGAAAATATAGTCGATGGAGTTATTCATCTTGTTAGAAGTCTCGGTGGTAGAGCAGTAAAATCTGAACAGACAAACTCTTTTACTTATAAAGGAGAAAAAAAGAAAGGTAAGAAATCTTATCGGGTTAGCATTTGTTTTACTGATTACATTCCTTTTAGAGTGAAAATTTTTCTAGGATTGTATCTATAGAACCGATAGGGGAAACTCTCGGAAGATGTATAAAAGTGGAAAATGAAAACGGACTTTATGTAACTGATGATTTTATATTGACGCATAATACAAGCTTGGCAAAGATTTTGATGACAAAAATGCTTTGTTTTAAGGAAAGAGGGTATGTAAACATAGATTCTTACGATAAAAACAACTCCGAGACGTTTCTTTACGATATTGCACAGAACCTATTGACAAATCGTAGGATTATCCGTGATTTCGGGTACATTTACCAGAAAAAACGTAGTCAAGAAGAGATGACAATGACACGAATTGGTAAATTTATTACCAAGAATGATGTTCTTGTAGAAGCTCATTCCGTTGCGGAGTCTGTTCGAGGAAGATTATACGGAGCACAACGCCCCGATTTCGTCTGCGGAGATGATTTTGAGACGAATAAGACAAAGGATTCCGAGGCGTATACTGCTGTAACAAAGGGACATTTTGAAGAATTTGCAACAGGTCTTGATTCAAGGGCTGGTATTTTGTATTTGGGTAACTACATCACCAAAACAGGTATCGTACAGTGGATAATGGACAGGGCTAAGAGCGATGACAAGATTCGAGTGCGAATGGTTCCGATTGAAGAAGCAGGAAAGCCTACTTGGGAAGCAAAATACTGTATGACTGACAAAGAAGCGGAGGAAACTAACAAGATTTCGCTCGAAAGCAAGAAAAAGCAGTTCGATTTTGTCGTTTACCAAACTGAAATGATGAACAACCCTATCGGAAGCGACCAACAGATTTTCAAGAAGGAAATGTTCAAGTATATTTCCTACGATGAGGTGATGAAAATGAATTGTAGAGTATTTATGACGATAGATACAGCCATTTCGCAGAAAACAAGTGCTGACTATACTGGTATATCTCTAATTTTTGTAGATAGAGAGGGATTCTGGAACGTGATGACATTTAAGAGAAAGATGACACCGAAGCAACTTCTTGATTTTATCTTTGAATACTGGGAAAAATACCACATTGAAGAGGTTGGAATTGAAAAAACTACATTTCAAATGGCTCTTAAAGAGTTTTTTGAGGAAGAAATGCGTAAAAGAGGTAAATTTCCTCGGATTGTTGACCTTTTGCATAGACAACAGAAGAAAGAAGAGCGTATCCGTGGGGCTTTGCTTGGTAGATATGAATCAGGCTCTATCCGCCACATTACAAATTACATAGAAGGGCTTGAAGAAGAACTCCTTGCTTTCCCTATGAGCAAAAATGACGATGTATGTTTGACAAGTCATACATTGGTTGCTACAATAAACGGGCTGAAGAAAATCAGCTTAATTCGTAAAGGCGACCTTGTATGGACACGCAAAGGATTGAAAAAAGTTCTTTGGTCGGGGAAAACAGGAAAAAAGAAAGTTATAACAAAGTTCGGATTATCCGGAACTCCGAATCACCCTGTATGGACGGAGAATCGGGGCTGGATAAAACTGCAATCGTTAAAAGCATCGGACGTACTGGTGTTTTTAGAGAATCGATTGAATGGAATGGAAAAAAATATCATAGATACCCAGAATCAAAACGGAGACAGCTCAGAGTATACTTCTATTCCCATACAAAATTTTGTAAATCACCGACACCACTCCATCGAGACGTTTGGGAATTTTTTAATGGAAAAATTAAAATCGGCATGCACATCCATCACAAAAATGGGACTGATGACAATAGGCTATCTTCACTCGAAGTCGCAACACCTCTTGAACATGGAAGAAAACATTGGAAGCCAATTGAAAAACTCGCAAGAGGGAAGCGATGGACGAAGAAATCTGTTGCAAATCCACAAAAAGTTATTGAAAGACGAAATAAAAAAGTTGCAGAAAGAAAACAAAAAAAACTTGATGAGAGGAATGAGAGAAATAAAATTATTTTCGCACATTTTCCGTGCGAAGGATGTGGCGTTATTCTTCGAGACGCCCCATGGAGAAAAAAGTACAATTGTCTCACCTGCAGAGAGAAAGAAAGACACATTTCTCGATACATACCGACTCAAAAACATTCAGAGGGGAACTGCTCATACTGCGGTAGATATTTCAAAGACAACCGCAGTAATGTTAAATTCTGTGGAAAGGATTGCAAACACCAAGGAGTTCTGCGTAGACAACGGGAGCGTCGTAGACGTTTATAACATAGACGTCGAAGATGAACATGAATATTTTGCAAATGGAATACTTGTCCATAATTGTGATAGCCTTTCCTATGGCGACCAGATAGCAAAATCTCCATTCGGTGAAGTTAAACTTGTCGCTAAAACCTATAAACCAGAGAACTGCTCTTAACGGGACTTGACAAGAGTTTCGATATGTTGGATACTGAAAATAAGTATGTCGCTTTATGAAAATTGTAAAAAACAAAGTGCTTTATTTAAAGCAATAAACGACAATCAGTGTCGTACATTGTTAAAATCAAAATGAAAATAACCGCCCAACAATTTATTTCCGAATACGAAAATGGAACTGTCGAGGCGGCAGACGGAATTTCATATTCCACAAAAGACGTTACCAACGAGAACTACCGTATTTATAATGGAAAGTCAAAAAGTTCTACCGACGCTGACGGATTGGAGAAGATAATGCTGAATATCCCTTGGATTTGTGCGAGAACGCTTCTATACGGATCTGACATCGATACAAAGGACTTACAGATGAGAAGCCTTAACGGAGAGGGAATCGTTGCTCTGGCTATCCTTAGAATGGCTGTCATATCGCACCTTAACAGAACAAACTTCGGAGAGTTCATAGACGATGTTCGTTCGGATATGATTTTTTTTGGTTCTGTACTAATTAAAATAGTAGACGGAGTTCCAAAGACAGTTGATTTGAGAAATAGTATCATACCTCCTCACGATTCGGATATTCAGAATACTGGACTTATAGAGTACCAGTTCTGGACGTATAAAGAATGTTTGGCTCACAAGAAAGATTGGAGCGAAGAAAACTGGAAAATCGTAGAGGAAGTCTTTGAAAAGAACTCAACGACAGGAATCTATCAAATTAAAATGATAGAGTTTTGGAAATACGAAGAATTTGAAGGAGAAATGCACAAGGTCTGTGAGAGGTCTCTCGATATGAGTAATATCGACCCGAAGACATTTGATGACGCGTCCACTTGGCAATCGTCCGTGGTTCTCGAAACATTTAAAACTCCTCACAAGAAACGAAGAGAAACCGCTTTCCTTCGAAAGAAATACGGTGAATACGAAGAACTTTTCCCATACATATATTTCCCATTTATTAAACTGAAAGGACGTGGACTCGGATTGGGAGTCATTGAAATGCTCGTTGGTATCAATACTCTTTTCAACGAAAGGTGGTACTATGCTCGAAAGAAAGATATTCTTTCCCTGATGTCGATAATGGTTCATAAAGTTAAAGACGGAAACCGCTCTCTGGAACAGGCGAATTTGAGCAACCTCACAACAGGGGCTTTTATACAAATAGGAGTAGATGAGGATTTGAACAGATTGCCCGTAGACGGGAGTGCTAATGAATTACTGGCTATCAGCGATAAACTCTTTGAACTCGCACGACAGATTATCGGTATCACAGCACAAGGGGCAGGACAAGATATGCCTTCAACGACTACGGCTACTGTGGCTATCGCTAACAAGCAGACACAACAGACAACTTACGATTACCTGATAGAGCGTGTATCGTTCCTGATGAAGATTCTTTTCCAGGACTTCTTTATGGAACAGATTATCGAGGAATTGACAGCAGAAGAGATAGTGTCTATTACAGGAAGCACACGAGAACTGGAAGAACTGGATAAAGTATTAGCAAAGAACGCTGTTAATAGAGCCGCACTTGATTTCCAAACAAGAACGGGATTGCTCCCGACAGCAGAAGAAGTGGCATTTATCGAAGAAGGAATCATAAATACTCTGAAATCCGCAAAAGACCGATTCCCGCAGATTAAGAAAGAGATTCTGAAAGACCTTGATTACTACGTTGAGTTCTATGTGAACAACGAAGGATTCGACAAGGCAGTCAAAATTCAGAACTTGATGCAGATTCTCCAAATGAACACGGCTCTTTCGAGAGAACAGATTGAAGCGGTTATAGTAGACCTTATGGGTGAGAACGCTCGACAGTTTGAAAAGACGGATGAAGAGAAACAGAGAGAACTGGAAGCGATGCAAGCACAGGCAATGGCTGAGAATGCTCCTGTGAATCCAGTTGGTAATCAACCGCAAGACCAACAGTTTCAATTCGCTAATGCACCTATACGAAGATGAAAATCATAGAACGCGATGATGCCAAAAAGAACGAAGAAGAAGAAGCGAAAGCATACCTTTTGAGTTTGCAGAGTAACCGAAAGTTCCAAAAACATTTCGTTCAGGAATTGGTACTCCCGATGCTTAAAAAGTTGAGTGATTTGAAATTTATCTACGAAGAAGCAAGTTTTCTTTCCGCAGATGACGCTGAAATATCAAGGGTAATACGACAAAATAGGAATACTCATACAGCCCTTAAAAATCTAATATCGCCTA